ATATGACCCGTTACCCTCCCAAAAAACTTTCCACTCTTCGCGGGCCAGGTTCAAAGGTTTTTCGGGGCCGATAGGCAGCGGTAAGAGCCAGGCTCTGTGCCATGAAGCGATCCGGATGAGTTACCTCAATCCGGGCCGTATGGGTCTGGTTGGCGCGCCGACATTTCCAATGTTGCGCGATGCCACCCAGACCGCTTTGTTCCAAATACTGGAAACCAACCGGATTCCGTTTGAGCACAACAAATCGGAAAACGTCACGACGATGGCCGATACCCGGTCGCGCGTGATCTTCCGCTCGGTAGATGAATTTGAGCGTTTGCGTGGCACGAACCTTGCCTGGTTCGGGCTGGATGAATTGACTTACTCGCCGGAGGGCGCGTGGCTGCGATTGGAGGGCAGACTACGTGACCCGAAGGCCAAACGATTGTGCGGCTTTGCGGTCTGGACGCCCAAAGGCTTCGACTGGGTGTACCGGAGATTTTTTTCCGACAAGGTCGCCGGATATGCGGCGATCGTGGCCAAACCGTTTGAGAACCGGCACCTGCTTTCACAGGTGCCGGATTTTTACGAGCGGTTGAAGGGCAGTTACGACGAGAAGTTTTATCAGCAGGAAGCCCTGGGGTCTTACCTGTCCCTGACCGGCGGGCGTGTTTACTGGAACTTCGCGCGCAACGATCATGTGACGGACCTGCGGGCTGACCGGAACAAAACGCTGTTCTGGGCGCTGGATTTCAATGTGGACCCAATGTGTTCCGTTATCGCTCAGCGGGCCGGAAACAGGATCCACGTGCTGGACGAGATCTTTCTGCGCGGCGCGACGACGAACGACGCATGCCGCGAGTTTTTGAACCGCTTTCCGGAGCATAACGCCGAGGTAGTGGTATACGGCGACGCTTCCGGATACCAGCATCAGACTACGGGAAGTACGGACTACGAAATGATCCGCGAGTATTTCGCGGCACATGTGAGAACACCGGTGCGATATGGCGCGCCGCGGTCGAATCCGCAGATTCGCGACCGCGTCAACCTGACCAACACGGTGTTGCGCTCAGCCGGCGGCGAAGTGGGGCTGTTGGTGGACCGTAAGTGCAAGGAACTGATAAAGGACCTGGAACAAGTGTCTTACAAAGAAGATAGCAATCAGATCGACAAAGACCGCGACCGGATGCGCACACATCTCTCGGACGCGCTGGGTTACTTGCTCTGGCAGGAAGGTAAGCCGCTTCCCGTCATCGGCCCGCGCGAAGGGAGGCTGCTGTGAATCACGCCATCAACCGCGAACACCCCGAATACGCCGCCCGAAAAGCAATGTGGCGGCGCTACCGCGATCTCTACGCCGGCGGTGAACAACTGCGCGAGCATGCTTCCGAGTATCTGGCACGGCGCCACAAGGAGCCGAACGAAGTATACGGGGAACGGCTGCATCGCGTCTTCTACGAAAACTACATCGGCTCCATTGTGGATTGGTACGCGGCGACGTTGGTGCGGCGCGAGCCGGCCATAACTTTCGATGGCGCGGCCGCCTCCGCGAAGCGATACTACGCGGAGCTATCGGCCGACTGCGACTTTAAGGGTACGAAACTCGTGGAATTTTTCCGGCAGGGCCTTGTAGAAGCCCTGGTCTGCGGTTCGAGTTACATCGTGGTGGACTTTCCCCGCGTGAACGGCCCGGTCACAACGCGGGCTGAAGAGGATGCCAGTGGAAAATCGCGGGCGTATCTCGTGAACTACGGTCCGGACGAAGTCATCAACTGGAGTTATGACGGTTCCGGGCGCCTCGAATGGGCTGTCATTCGCACGACATGCCTGCAGCAATCGAAAGTCACCGACGCCAAATGGGAGCGGGAAACGCGGTGGATCTACTACGGACGCGAAGAGTTCAGGCTGTTCCGCCAGGCGGGCGAATCGAAGCCAATCGAACTGATCGATCAGGGACGGCATGGCTTCGCCGCTTTGGAGCGCGTACCTGTCTTCCGCATGAAGGTAAGCGATGGGTTATGGCTCACGAACAAAGCTGCGTTGCTGCAGCTCGAACATTTCAATAAGTCCAACGCGCTTTCCTGGGCCTTGGCGATGGGCCTGTTCGCGACGCCTGTGATCTACTCCGACCGCGAATGGAACCAGATCGTCGGTGAGTCTTACTACATCCAGATGGGGCCCCAAGACCGCTTCGGATGGACGGAGCCGGAGGGCAAGGTCTATCAGATTGCGGCGGACAACCTGGTCAAGCTGAAGGATGAAATCTACCGCGTCTGCTATCTCATGACGCAGGCCGGCGGCTCCAGTTCCGGATCGGCGCATCAATCGGCGCTAAGTAAGCAACTGGATTTCGCCACTACGGAAGAGGTGCTGCGCGCGTACGGCGACATGGTCAAGGACTCCATGCGCCAGGTCTTAAGCGCGATCGCCGAGGCGCGCCAGGATGGCGTCGAAATCGGAGTTAGCGGGCTCGATGAGTTCGATATCGATCACTTCAGCAGCGACCTCGAAGATGCGAAGAACCTGCTCGCGTTGGGTATTCAATCGCCGACGCTGACGAAGCAGGTGCTCAAGACCATCGCGCTCAAGTATCTCAACGATGCGCGGCCTGAAATCAAGAACCAGGTGGCGGACGAAATCGAGCGGAGCGTGGTCTAAGCCGCCTGGAGGCGGCCCAAATACGAACGATTGGAGGGATATGGAAGGACTGGACATACAAGCGATTGTCAAGCAGGCGATTCAGGAATTCACGGCCGGTGAGCAGGCCAAGACCGAGCCGGCTTACAAGGTTGAATTACAGGAAGAGCGCAAACGGCGCGAACAACTCGAGCGGCGGCTGAACGAGCTCGTCGAAGAGAACAAGCGCAGCCAGAAGGTTGCGGAAGAGGCCGAGCGGGCCTCCGCCGTTCGCGCGGAACTGCAACGCCTGGGCGTATCGAAGATCGATCTCGCCTTCAAGGCGGTGCAGGACGGAGTTCTGCGGGGCGCGGATGGAAGGTTCATCGCTCGCGGCGACGGCGGAGATGTCTCGATGAAGGACTATCTCACGGCGTTCGTCAGCGAGAATCCCGAGTTTCTACCGGCCCGGATTCCGGGAGGTAGCGGGATCTCCGCTGCCTTCAAGGCGCCGGCTTCGAGTGGCGAAGCCGTTACGCTCGAGCGGATCCGGCCGGGCATGAGCGCAGAAGAGATGCAGCGTGTGCGGGAAGAGATCGTGCGCGTCGCGTCGCAGACCCTGCGGGGTTTTTGAAGTACCGGCCGCTGGCCGGCCAAAAAAACGAAAAGGAGAATGAATGGGAGTAATAACCTCACAAAACGTCGCAAACGCGATTGTGAAGCTGGTAGCGGCGGACGCTTTGCCGGTACTGGTCGGGAATCTCGTCATGGGAAACCTGGTCAATCGCGACTATGAGCCTGTGTTGGCGCATGCCGGCGATACGATCAACGTTCCGATTCCGCCGAACATGGTGGCGAACAACATTCTGGAAGGCGGCACGGTCCAGCCCCAGAATCCGAGCCTGGGCAACGCCCAGATTGTGCTGAACACGCACGTGGAGTCCACGTTCCAGATTCCGGACGTGACCAAGGTGTTGGCTGTGCCGGACCTGCTAAAGGTCTACATGCAGCCTGCCGTGGCCGCGATCGCGCAACGGATCGAATCGGACCTCTTGAACCTCTATAGCGGCTTCACGTCGAACACGCCCGTTGGCACGGCGGGAACGCCGATCACGGAAGCCGTGGTGGACGCCGCGGAGACCGCGCTCTTCCTGGCGAAGGTTCCGGCGCTCGAGCAGAAGTATATGGTGGTCGACGCCAATACCTATTCGGCCTGGCGCCAGATTCCTCGCTTTAGCGAGTTCCAGAATTCCGGCGAAGCGGGCCTGCGCGCCATTGTCGATGGCACCATCGGCAAGGTGAAGGACTTCTTCGTGTTCCGGTCGCAGTTCGTGCCCAAGACGGGAAGCAGTCCGGTGAATACTCACAACCTGGCGTTCACGAAGAACGCGTTGGGTCTGGTGATCCGCCGCCTGCCGCAGCCGCTTCCGGGCACTGGCGCCATCGCCGAATACGCCGAGCTCGGCAACTTTGGCATGCGCGTGGTGATGAGCTACCAGCCGAATACGCTGGCGCAACAGTTCACGGTCGACGTTCTGTACGGCTGCGGAGTTCTGCGCAACTCCCTGGGCGTGCAGGTCAACACCTAAACGGGAACCGCAACGCATTGGATGGCCGGGCTCAGGCCCGGCCTCTACTAAAGGAGAAACGGATGGATCTACGAGTCTATTATCAGAAGCTTCGCGCAGCAGCCGCGGAAATCGCCGACGAATTCCCGGTTGTTGTAAGTAAGGAAACGCCGGATGGCGGCAAAGAAGGCCTGTGCACCGAAGTTACTCGCGCCATCGCCGCCAGGATGATCACTGAGGGCGTGGCCCGTCTGGCCGCAGCCGAGGAGACCAAAGCATTCCGTGATGCACAGGCAGAAGCGAAACGTCTGGCCGATCAGGCCGCCGACGCCGCTAGAGTGCAATTCACCGTCGTCTCAACCGCCGAGATGGCGAAACTGACTGGCAGTAAGAAGGAAAAGGCCTGAGTTTATGGCGCTCTTCACGGACGGCCCGGTCTCGTGCATCGAGGATCTGACGGCGCAGGATTCCCAGCTATTGAATGTGGCCAGCGTGGAGGGAATCGACACGACCCGAAAAATCGCGATCGCGCAGGACAACGTGGAAATGGATCTCTTAAGCGCGATGAACCGCACTGGCTTCGCGGACCAGGCGTTCTGGCTTGCGCCACGGCCCAAGCTCGGGATGGTGGTGGTAACTCCGGCGCTCAAGTTATGGCATACGGCCCACGCGCTCGAACTGGTGTACACAGACGCCTATAACAGCCAGCTCAACGACCGTTACGCAGGAAAGCGCGATCAGTTTCACCAATTGGCAAAGTGGGCCTACGCCAAGCTGATTGAACTCGGCGTGGGGATCGCAGCGACGCCGGTACCGCGCGCAGCCATGCCTGTTCTGACGCCGTTTCCGGGCGTTCTGCCGGATGGCGTCTACTACGTCACCATGGCTTGGGTAAACAACGGTGGAGAAGAAGGCGCAGCGGCGATTCCGGGGACTATCACGGCCTCCTCCAGCACGTTTCTGGTAGAGGCGGCGAGTACGGCGGCGAACGTCGCGGGCTGGAACATTTATGCCGGCGTCTCGGCCGACGCAATGTATATGCAGAACAGTTCGCTTCTGCTGCCCGGCCAAACGTGGGAGCAGCCGGCAGGATTGATTCAAACGGGTCCGCTTCCTGGTAAGGGTCAGCAGCCCAGTTACCTTCAACCGCTTCCGCGGATCTTACAACGAGGATAAATGACCCCGCAAATTGGAAGCATGGCATCTGGTCTGGTTATTCAGCGGCTAACCGCTCCCGCGGGAGTGAACGCGGCACTGGCCGCCTTCACGCAAGGGACTTTCCCCTTGCTGCCCTTCGACGCGCGGCAGATCCGGACGGCGAATATCGCGCCCGATCTAGCCGGCAAGAGCAATACCGTGCGCTACCCCGCGGCCAACGTCTATTGCGAGAAGATCGCCAACACTCAAGCCGAGAAGTTCCGTACGTTTTCCGGAAGGATCCAGATGGCGATTGATCTTTGGCATTCCGAAGACCGGCTCGAGCATGTGCAATCCAACCTGGAACTCTACGTTGATGCTGTCATGGGCATGCTCGATGCAAGTCCCGGCGATTGGGGTGGTGGCATGTACTACGCCGGAGGTTACCAGGTGGCCTTCGGGCCAGTGAAGCACGGCGGCAAGAATTTCATTCAAACGGCAAAGATTACTTTTGAGATCGGAGTAAGCATCAGTTAGTATGTCCTACGTTCTATCTAATTCCAACCGCCTTTACACGGCGCTCGAAGGCTCTTATGGCGCCGTGGCCGCGCTAACGGCAGGTGGCCGGATTCCGGCAGTCAAGCTCTCGGTCAAACAGCACCTGGAAACTGCCCTACGGCGCGACAAGACCGGAAGCCGGACCTTTCCCGGCACGCCCGCGGGCGGCCGCTTGAAAACCAGCTTCGACCTGCTCACGTATCTGACCAGTTGGGACAAGACCAACGCCGGTCCTTCTTACGGGCCGCTGTTTCAATCGGCGCTGGGCGGAACGCCGGCGCAGTTCACCGGCGGTACGGTAGCAACCGCGACGGACGGTGCCAACATTGGCTTTACGGCGCCGCATGGTCTCGCCGTTGGGCAGGCGATTGCTTCGTCGAACGAGATTCGCTTCGTGGCCGCGATTGGCGACCCGAGTCACGTAGTCCTCAACGTCCCATTTTCAAACGTTCCGCCAGCAGGGACCCTGATTCTGGGCACCGCCACTTATTCTCCCGGCACGGCTCTGCCTTCAGTATCCATTTTTGACTATTGGACGCCCGCAACCGCGACGCAGCGGGTGTTGCACGGCGCCACGGTGAACGAAATCGAAATCCGCGTGAATGGAGACTATCACGAGGTCCAATTCAGCGGCCTGGCACAGGACGTGGTCGATAGCAACAGTTTCGCGACCGGCGTGGCGGCGCTGCAGACCTTTCCGGCGGAGCCCGCTCTGGCCTCATTTGACTACACCATCGTGCCCGGCAATCTTGGGCAGGCCTGGCTTGGCTCCGGCGCCTCTCAATTCTTTACGGTGACAAACGCTTCCATCGGTCTGAAAAACAATCTGGAATCGCGCGCGAGGGAGTTCGGTTCAAGCTTGCCCCTTGCGTTCGTGCCGGGGCGCCGCGAAGTCGCCGTATCACTCGAACTTTATAGTCAGGATGACTCCGCGACCGCGAGCCTCTATCAGGCGGCCCGCCAGCAGTCACCCGTCACCGTGATGTTCCAGCTCGGGAATACGTCCGGCCAGATGATGGCGGTTTATCTCCAAAGCGTGATTCCAACCGTGCCCGAGTTCAACGACAGCCAAAACCGTCTGCAATGGCAGTTTCGGCCTTCGAGAGCGCAAGGTGCGGTAGACAACGAAATCCAGATCGCGTTTGGATAGTTATGACTTACGAAAGCGTGGAGCGCGTACATTCAAGAATAGCCTGCGGCGTTACATACAGCGTCGCGAAGATGTCGTTTGCGCGCCGAATGGACTTGATGCGGCGCGTTCGGGAATTAGCCGGCCGTGCGGAGTTCCTCTCGGCTGGCGAAGATGCCGGCGCGAAGATGGATGCGGCGCTGCTCGAAGTCGAGATTGAGCGCCTTTACGTCCTCTGGGGATTGCGCGAAGTGAGCGGCCTCGAAGTAGACGGAGCGCCGGCCACGCCCGAATCGCTAGCGGAATCGGGCCCCGAAGATCTCTTTCGCGAGGCCCTGGCCGCCGTTCGCGCCGCCGCCGGGCTCTCGGACGCTGAACGAAAAAACTGATCGTCGCCTTCCATTTTCACTTTTCCAGGCAAGCCGGCTGGAAGTGCGACCTCTGCCGTAAGTCCGGCTTGGAAAAGGCGCGCCGGTGTGGCTGGCTTGGGTATGAGGATGAGCCAGTAGGTCCGCCCATATGGGCACGTAAGGATATTGCGCTGCATACCTGCCCGAAGTCTTACGTAACCTCCGAAAGCCTATCGGTGGTGGAGGAGTTTCTGCTGCGGCGCCGTTTAGGCGCAATCGATATTCGCGAACTGAATGCGAAGCAGGTGGAAGCGTTCGCGCTGTTGGAAAAGGCGCTGAGCGCTGAGATAAGAGATGGCCAACAAAACAGAAGATCGGTTACTTAGTCTATTCAAAGAAGCATCTGGCAATCAAGGTTCGGACCTAACTGCGGCGCCCGCAAAAGAGACTCTGGGCCGCGTGGATTCCGCCTCGGATTACGCCGGGCCTGCCGGGCTGTCCGCGTTTGACCCCGCAAGCGAAGGCGGTCCCGGCCAGGGCAATCGGGGAATATCTGGCGCCAGCAGTTCAAGCGGCAACAGCAGTAGCGGCGGCAACTCCCTTGAGTCGATCGTAGGCAGTGTCTTCGGTGGAGCGTTGGGATTGATTCCCCTGGTAGGGAGCCTGTTTGGGCTGTTCGGCGGGAAATCAACCCCGCAGCAAACCTTCCAGAAATACGAGATGCCTTCTTCGATCTCCTTTGAGGCGGCGGATACGGGCAGCGGGTTAGTGAACGCCGATTACGGCCAGATGGGTTTACCGCGACTCTACGCCGCGCCCGACGCGAGCGAAGCATCGCCCGGCAGCGGGCAGGCGGCTGGAGCAGCAACTCCCAGCGGCGCGGCTGGCGGTTTCTCCGCGGGGGGCCAACAGGCCGGCATGCCGAACATTAGCGTAAACGTGCAGGCCATGGACGCGCAGTCCTTCATGAGCTACAGCGGCGAAATCGCCAAAGCCGTTCGAGACGCCATGCTGAATCTCAGCGCAGTAAACGACGTGGTATCGGAGCTTTAACATGGCCTCCTTTCCCGTGTTGAAAACCGGCGCGGTGGCGCAGTATCCCGCCTCCCGAGCCTTCCAGTACCGAAATCAGATCCTGCGGTTCGTTGACGGCAACGAGCAGAAGTACCGGGATTCCGCGGGCCCGCTGCACCGCTGGGTGATCCGTCTTGATCAACTGGACCCCACCGAGTTAGCGGCCATCGAGGACTTCTTTTTGACTAATCAGGGCGCCTTCGCCAGCTTCTCGTTCACCGATCCATGGGATAGCGCCGTGTATTCGAACTGCAGCATCTCGGCTGACAACCTGGGAACGATGACCAAAGAGGAACTGCAGAACCTGGCATCGATAACGATTGTAGAGAACCGGTGATCCCGTGAGTTACTTTCCACAACTTACATCTGGGGCCATCAGCCAGTTCCCGAGCCGGAAGCGGAGAACCACGCGGACCGTCGTCAACCGGCTGGCCGATGGCAGCTCCGTGAAACTGGCGGACGCGTTCGGCGCGCAGACCGGATGGCAGCTCCAATATGCCGGCATCAGCGATGTGGAGGCAGCCGCTCTGAGCCAGTTCTTCCAGACCTGCGAGGGGTCGCTCAACGGCTTCACGTTCGTAGATCCCTCCGGGAATTTGCTGGCGTGGAGCGAAGATCTTACGAATGCCGCGTGGCAGTTGGCGCCTCTCATGACCGTGGCGCCCGGCGCCACAGATCCGTTTGGCGGCACGAGCGCATTTCATCTCTCGAATTCCGGCGCCGCGGCGCAGGGACTCAGCCAGACGTTAAACGCGACGGGAGCATATGTGTACTCCTTCAGCGTCTACGCCAAGGCTGCCCAGCCGGTTTCCATCACGCTCAAGCTTGACGCGCACAGCAAGAGCTTCAATACCGGCACTACCTGGAGCCGAATCTCCCTAAGTGGGAGTGGGAATCCCACCGCGGATTCGATCGCCTTCTCGATCCAGACCGGGCCGGGCGCGATCGATCTCTTTGGGCCGCAAGTGGATGCGCAGCCCAGTGCCTCCGCGTACAAGAAGAGCACTACAGGGGGCGTATATCAGAATGCGCGATTTCAAAGCGATTCCCTGACTTGCACCTCAACCGCACCCAATCAGAACAGCGCCGTTGTGAGTATCCTTTATGCAAACCATCTCTAGTTTGAAAGAGCAGGCAGTCACAGACACGCCCCTGATTCTGTTTGATTGCGCGCTCTCCAACGGCGCTATTGAGCGTTGGTGTACTCATTCGGTGGTTGTGAACAACGTCTCCTATGCGGCGCGCGTTCTGCAACACAGCTCGTTCGATATTCAAACGGCCTCGGATCAGGGTGTTGACGGCAGCCCCAAAATCTCGGTAACCCTCGCCAATGCCGATTCGTATTTCTCGGAGATCGAGCGCTCTACCGGATTCAAAGGCGCGCAGTTGACTGTGTCATTTCTGTTCTATGATCTACGAAACAGGGCCCCGCTAACAGGCGCCGCCGTCGTATTCCGAGGGACTTGCAACCCGCCAGATCAGATCAGAGAGGCCACCTTGCGCCTCACTGCCTCCAACCGGATGAACTTACAACGTCTGGTGCTCCCGGAAGTGCGCATCCAGAAACGTTGCCCCTGGCAGTTTCCCGCAACGCCGGCGCAGCGTGCCGAAGCCGTGAGCGGCGGGTCAAACGGTCAGTATTCGCTCTACTATCGATGCGGTTACTCCGCGGATCAACCCGGCGGCATCGGAAATCTGAACAATGGCGCCCCGTTCACGTCCTGCTCCTACACGCGTTCCGATTGCCAGGCTCGCGGCATGTTTACGCGTTTCGGCGGACTTGAGTATGTTCCCCCGGTCATCTCCGTGCGCGGTTACGGCAAAGCTTGGACCAGCTCCGATCTCTCCGTCAACCAGGCGCAATACAACGATTTTGTGCCGATGGTTTACGGGACCGCGTGGTACGAGCCGCTCGTGGTCTTCGCCCGCAATGATGGCAACCTCACGCGCATGCAGGTTCTTCTCGGGATCGGGCAAATGCAGGGCGTCATCACCGTCCTGGTCAACGGTATCCAGATCCCGCTGGGCGTCTCAGGCCAGAACATGACGGCTACCGGCTGGTACAACGTGGTCACCCTCGGCGCGCGCAATGGCGTGTTCGATATGAATTTCACCGATGCCAGCGGCCAGCCTGCAGGCGACCCTTACGGCAGCATGGCGTATCTTGCGGTGGTGGTTCCCAACCAGATCAATAATGGCAACACGCTGCCCAGTGTAAAAGTGCTCGCGGAAGGCCTGGTCGTACCCACTTACAGTTCAGATGGCGCGTTCACAGGCAGCCAGTTTTCGAGTAACCCCGCGTGGGTTCTGCTCGACGTTCTGCGCCGCAGTGGATGGTCGGCTTCGGAGATCGATATCCCCAGCTTCGCCGCGGCGGCCGCCTATTGCGATGAGCAGATCAACTCCACGGATCTAAACGGCAACCCCATCACCATTCCCCGCTTTCAGTGCAACCTCGTGCTTCAGAAAAAGAAGAGCGCTGGTGACCTGGTGAGGGGAATCCGCAATGCGGCGCGCTTGTATCTCACATATGGCCCCGGCGGCGTTCTGCAACTCGAAGTCGAGAACGCGATCGCGCTGCAGCAGCCCACGCAAATGGCGTGGTCGAACAGCACAGCCCAGTTAAATGGCGGATGGCCCAGTTACGAGTTCGGTGACGGCACAAGCGGCTTTTCGGGCATTCTCCGCAACGAGAACGGCGAACCAAGCGTGACGTTAAGTTCGCGGCCCAT